TATGGCTCAAAATTCTTTTCTCCGATAATTTTTAATTCTTCATCAAGACGATTCAAATATTCTTCATTTGTATCTAACCCACGCTCTTTCAAACCTTCTAGAGCAAGTTTCTTTAGCTCATCTCCTGGATTTCTATATTGAACTGGTAGCAAGTTAAGACCAGACTTAATATCATAGTCTTCTACCTTATTCATAATTTCATTAGTGCTATTAAACATCTCTTCATTTTCTATGCCCTGTTTTGCCATGCAGGCTTTCATTTCATCATAGGATAAAAGATGAATATCAAAGGAGCGGAAAGACATTTGACGATCTGCGCCATAAAGATAGTCTAGTCTATCCATCATATCTTTATGCTTTTTAGATTTATCATATGTTGCGTCTTTTTGTAATTTAGCATGGGTATTTAAAATTAGCATCATTTCTTGAATAACCTTTTGGTCTTCATTAGAATGGTGGCAGTCTGGCGTTACTACAAGTTTTACATTAAGAGAATCTGCAATATCACAAATAGTTTTATTTACCTCTGGAGGATTATGTGGCATAATTTCTACATAATAATCATCGCCAAACTCATCAGCAAACCACTGTATATACTTCTTTGCTACTGCTAGTTCTCCAAGTTCTACCGCTTTTGCTACCCAACCACTCAGACATGCTGATGTAACAATTAAACCTTCTTTATATTTTTTTAATGTGTCAAAATCAAATCTTGGCTTGCTAAAAAATCCTTCAGTCCAAGCAATTTCATTAATTTTATTTAAGTTGTCTAGACCAACTTGATTCTTAGCAAGAAGGACTATATGATGATAATTTTGATCAAGAGGATCAGTACGATCTGCCTTTGCTCTCTTATCAGCCATATCTGTAGTCATATAGCCTTCTACGCCAAGTATTGGCTTAATACCCTTTGCTTTTGCAATACGGTGCAGTTCCCTATGCCCAGATAAAGTACCGTGATCTGTGATTGCCAATGCAGGCATTCCCAGTTCAACTGCACGGTTCACGTATTCTTCTGGAGTAGCAACACCATCCATTAAGGAATAGTGTGTATGGACATGTAAGCCAACGTAGTTCATCAATTACCAGTCAATATTAGTTGCTGTTACTGATGGAGTGTCAAACCCAAAGTAGAATGCTTCTTGCTCTGGATATGGAACTTCACGAACTACCTTTTCTAGATTAAAGAACTCACGACCATCCCACTTGAATGGTTCTGAGTCTGGAGTGCTTGGAATAAGTGTGTAATTAGTTTCAGTTCCCTGACCATTACGCTTTAGTTTCCAAGTCAAATTTGAGATGCTTCCTGTTTCAAGTGCATACTCACGAATTGTATTAAATGCAGATTGCTTGCTGATACCTTGTGACCATACTGCAATGTATGGATCTTCTGTGCCATCATCAACTAGTACATTTGTATAGAAGCGAAGACGTGCTCTCCAACCACTCTTTGGTTCTTTACGAGCCATCTCACAGCCAAAGCAACGACCTTCTGATTCTTGAGTACAAGCAGCCTTACGCTTGTAGTCTTTTGGATTAGTATGTTCAGAAACAACTACAGCCATACCACGATCTTCATTATAGTTTGCTGAGTCAGAATCTAATTCGTTAACAAAACGAATCTTTGCTGCTTGTCCATCTGCTAGTTTAACCCAGCGGACTTTTGTTCCTGTGCTTTCGTATTTTGGTTTTTCGACTAGGGCGTTAATATTTTTTAGTCCCTTTACAATAGTCATATTTTCTCCTTATATATAAGTTTTATCTATTTTAGCATAGCATCAATAACATTGTCAAATGAAAGTTTTAGTTGCCTAATTTCATCATCTGTCATATCACCAATGTCTTTATATTTTTTATCAGGTCGGATAACTGTAACTAAGTTTCCTAATTTTTCAATTAGTCTATCAGCCATAATTGATCCAGCCTCATCGTTGTCTGCTACAAGTACAATACTATTAAAGTATTTTTTCAAAAGTCCCATCTGGCTTGATGAAACATTTGCCCCTAGGGTAGCAACCGCAGGGAAACCTACTTGATCTAATCGAATTGCATCAAAAGATGATTCAACAACATAGATAGTCTTTGATGCTTTTACTCTATGCAAATTAAAAAGTATTTTACTCTTAGGTAAGCCTGGTGTATTTTTAAACTCTTTACCCTCAATAGTTCTAGCAACAAATCCAATAGTCATACCTTCTGGAGACTGCATTGGAATTACCACTGAATCTTGTTTTTCTGAATATCCTAAATCAAACTTGGTAACAGAATCTTTTGTAATTCTTCTACCTTCAAAATATGTCATTGCCCTAGGAGATTCTAGTGCCTGCTTATTCAATCTTTTAATCAATAATTCATCATATTGAACAAAGTCAGGTGCTGCATATAAAGTTTTATTAACAAGAGATTCAATATCTGTTTCTACTTCTTTGCTTTTAATATATCTAACAGATTCAAAATATGTTCTACCTGTCATATGCATAATTAATTCTATAAGGTTCTTAGTAGTTTGACAGCCAAAACAAAAGAATAGCCCAGAGTCTTTAGAAACTTCTCCAGCAGGAGTTCTATTATTGTTATGGTATGGACAAAATATAATATAGTCAGTGCCGTATTCTGCCTCTATATCTATTCCTGCGCCTGTTAGTACTCTATGTATCTGTTGTGTTGTATATATCTCTTTAAGCATTTTTATCTTCGAAATCTTTATATCTGTAATATCCTTTATCAAAATCTACTTGTATTAAAAAGTCTCCCATAAATCCG